GAATTTGATGATACATTAATAGGTGTTAAATCAGATATACCTTATAATGTAAATACAGGTCAACCAATATCAGAAGGAAGTATAGTGTCTCCTTTAACAATTTTACCATCTGTAACTCCAACACATGGGGGAGCTTTTGCGATTGGAACAGATGGATTTACATATTTTTTAGATCCATATCCTCCTACAGCATATCCTCCTCCTTATATCAATGCTAACAATACCCAAGTATTAAAAGCGGGTGTAATGTGGTCAGCTCAAAGAAGACAAGAGGATTATTACATGTCTCTATATTCAATGACATCAACAAATGCTTTTTATGTATTTCAGTTTACAGATACCCCAGTAAATCCTCAAAAACCTAGAACATGGGTATCAGTGGGTGAAATTGACATTGATTTACCAACAGTGTCAGCAATATCAATAGATAGACAATCAGGAAGTAGAAAATTAGTCGCAGTAGGTTCAGATAATAACTTATATCAATCGCAAGATCCAGTTGGTTCTATTGAATTTTTTGTAGGTTCGGGGTCGCCTGACCTTGCAGAATATATATATGGATTAGATGAAGGGACAGAATTTGGAACACAAACAAATTTTATTTCTCATAATTTATCAAATCTTTTTGGAAACCATACACGAATTATGAAACAACAAAATAGAATTTTTGTTCCCGAATATCAAGGTTTAACATCTAATGTAAATTTAGTACAATATTCAATAAAAGATTTTAGTATTATCAATACTTCAGCAAACTTTTCAACAAATGGATTAGATAAATTAACATCATTACCATTATCCTCAAAATTTGTTTGGAAAGATAACAATAATGATGTATTTGTATGTAACAATAGTACATTGGCAATTTTAACAACAATTACATATTTTAAAGATAATTCGTCGTTTCCAACACAATTTTATGAATTGAATACAACACATTTCGCAGCAATCAATAATTCAAACTCGATTTACATATTTCAACATATGAATGCGAACCCCGTAGCTGTTTTATCAATGCCTGGTTCATTGTATGTTTTAGATTTGTGTGTATCACAAGCAAATGTAGTAAATGGAGCTACAACATTATATGTAGCAACATCTGATACATCACAATTTTTCACATTAGCTACAGAGATACATTCAATAACTTTTACAGATACTACATATACAGCAATAGCTTCAACATCTTTGATTTATGCCATAGCATCAGACGCTGCAGCTTCAGGTAAGGTAATCACGTATTTAGATTATGAACAAGATCAACAATCAATTATGTTTATAGCTGCAACACATAGTGGTGTAAATTATTATGATAAAGTACTCTATACACTTTTTAATATTGTAAATTATGCATTGGCAGATTGTCTTAAAACAAATTTAACATATAATTCTGAAGGAGCAGCCTATGCACCAAACAAAAATGAATTTTTACTATTTCAATCAACAACAGCAACGCACAGATGGAATCAAATAACATCAAATATTCAACCAAAAGCAATTAATGTATCTAGAACCGCAATTAATACCCTTTATGCAATTTCAAATGCAGATTCTAAGATTTATAAAGGTACTTTAGTTGGTTCATCGATAACTTTTCAAATAATGTCTGCCTTTTCAGGAACTACATATGATTACATTTCATCAACTAAAAATGATAATCCAAGTATATTATCAACTTTGTTTTTATACGGCGTAACATCACAAAATCTTATATCTCAATTAACATTAGATGATGAATGTGGGGAGATAGCAAGAAATGATGTAACAAATGAATATGTGGTGTCACTAAAAACACAACAACAAATTAAATCTTATAATGCACAAACTTTGACAGCAAATTTCACATCGTCATTAACTGGAGCTTATAGACTTTTTGTTAAGAATGGTTCAGATATAGATGCTGGCAGAGTTGACATTTATGATATGGCCGTTTTTATTAATGCAGTTAATAATGCATTTGTAGAAGCAACAACAAAGATAAATCAAGTATTAGGAGCATCGACAATCGCAACACCTCCAGTCTTAACATTAGATTATTTGACCGGCTTATGTACTTTAACATATCCACAAGCATTCACACAATCAGCTAATGGTATTCTATTTAATAAAAATTTATTGAATCTTGTTTATTATCAAACAACATTAGATTCAACATCTGGTCTATATAAACTTTTATTGAATACACAACAAGAATCAACAACGCAACAAACTAAATCAATCTATAACTTCAATCAACTTGATAAAGTTTTATTTCAATCTAATTGTATTTACGTCGTAGGTGCTTATTTTGGTAAAAATCAATCTAACAATATTATCACAGATATAGATGTTGTAATTGGGGACTATATAGAAAACTTGGGTCAAACTTTATATTTTCAACCTAATTTTCTACGTACTTATGCCCTTCAATCCAATTTACCACTAGAAAGAATACAATTAAATATACTTTATCAATATAGAGATGGTTCAGAATATCAATTGTATATAAATCAAGGTCAAAATGTTACAACTAAGCTTCAAATGATCCGCAAATTTTAAAATATAAATTATAATAAATTTTATTTCTTTTCTTAATTTATAATAATGAGTTCAAACCGCGAAGATGTCCAACTTGTTTTAGACAATAGATGCAATATTTCTAAAGCTTCCCATGCTTTAGTAAGAGTATCGGGTAACAACATTAACTATTTTGAAACCCCAGCAGATACTCCTGGTAATTATGAATCTATCATTACTTTTAATAGTATCATTACACCTTCCCTTGCATCCACTCTTATTTCTCGTAATCCCCGTATTCGCTACACTGTGACTATTACACTCGATGAAACACAATCAGCAGTATCCTTTCCACGTGCCGCATATTATCCAGTATTCCCCGATGTCGTCGCTAATTCTGCATATGTTCCAAATACGGTGCTTCGAGCCTTTCCCCTTCAATCTATTTGTGGTACCCTCTCAACCACTATTAACGGAGCCACAACAACAATTAACTCACGTATGCTTCTTGATTTAGTTCAACGTAAACTTGATAAAAATTTTGTTATGAATCAAGCTTCAGAATGCCCAGCGGCTCCTGATAATCTTGCAGGTCTTGTTGTAGATACAAATGCACCACAACTTACAATTAACGGCACAACTGGCTCTATCGTTGCACCTCTTGTCGCTGGTGCAAATACTGTATATAATTTTAGTTCACATGCAAATCAAGTACTTTCCAAATATGAAAATTCACTTGGTGCTAATCGTGCATCTTTTAGACCTATTTCAATTACTCCATCATATCAAGCCACTGCCCCTGGTGCTTCAAATAATCGTGTAATTGTTTTTGAAGTTTCTGAGCCTATCCTCCAATCACCATTTACTCAACATGATAACGAGGCCTTCCTTTGTAACATTAACACTATGTCAATGATTTGGAATTTACAACAAAAGAATGACATGCTTATCTCTGCTCTTGCACTAGATGGAGCATCTGGTTTTGCCCCTGCTTGCCTTACATCATTAAATCTTTCTGAAGCTCGTCTCGAATGGACTTATATTCAGGTTCCTCAAGATCTTGTTTCGATTCCAGCAGTTGCTTCATATCCTTATGATAATCTTGTATACTTTAATAAAACTTATACAGGTGTAGCTGTAGGTAATAATATGTCAGGTATTCAAACCGATACAATTCGTTTTAATTGCCAACCCGACCTTATTATGGTTGCCGCTCGTCTTCCTCGAGCAAATCGTGCAGCTGTTACTGCTGCCGATACTTGCAAAGCCGATATCTTTTTTGGTATGGGGCAATGGAGTCAATCACCTGGTCTTGCTGGTATTTCTGTCAATTATGGTGTCAAAAACGGTCTCCTTTCCGGTTGCAGCAACAAAACCCTCTTTCGCATCTCAAAACGTAACGGATATAAAGGTTCATGGAATGACTGGTGCAATGGTCAAGCTGTTCTTTACCTTAATCCAGTCCTCGATTTGGGAATCGACCTTAATAGCGGCGATAGCTTACCTATGGAAAACGCCGCTAACCAAAACTTCCAAATCAATCTTACACTTAATGCTCAACCATTTAACTATGCAGGCGTCAACCTTGGTGCAAACACTGATTTAGAAGTTATTGTTGCCCCTGTTTATAAAGGTGTTGTTACAATCACCCCTAACAATGCACTTTTTAATCTGGGAGAACTTAGCCGGTCAGAGGTCATGCAAGCTTTAGCCGTTCAACCTAAATCAGGTCAAATGATTACAGATGAGCATGTAAACCCAACCGTAAAAGGTGCAGGTTTGTTCTCATCTCTTAAATCACTTGTTGGAAAAACAGCAGATGCTCTTAAATCAGATGTAGGTCAAAAGGCTTTATCAATGGGTCTTGATTTTGCTAAAAATAAACTTCTTAAAAAATAAATTAAATAATTAAATATAATTAATTTTATTTTCTCAATTAATTATATAAAAAAATGGTTACAGCTTATCAACAATTTGTCAAAGATCACATTGGTGAATTTAAACATCTACCAGCTAAAGAACGCATGAAACACGTCGCAGCTTTATATAAAGGTAAATCAGTTCAAGCTCCAGCTAAAAAAGGTCGAGGAAGACCTAAAAAAGGAGGTAGCCTCCTTGGTGATATAGTACCATTTGGAAATATGCTTGGTCTTGGTTTAGATGAGAAACCTAAAAAAGGAAAAGGAAGACCAAAAAAAGGAGGTAGCCTCCTTGGTGATA